CAAAGTAGCGATTCAAGAATTACGAGGCGTTAAAAAAATTTGATACATTAGAGGCATACTTACACCATTTTTCTCAAACTTCAATGAAGAATGAGATACCGGGTTTACTTTCCTTCTTTTTCATTCAAGGGCAAGCATTACTACCATATGTAAGAATACCTACGGCGGATTCACACCTTGACCCAAGAGTGCATGTATTTTGGATTCAACCGTCAAGAACAGGTAAATCTGTTGCATGGAACTTTATTGGAGATGTAATGAAGAATGCAGAACTTGATTATGAATTTTATTCTACAGGTACAGATGCAGGTTTGATAGGTTCTAATAAACCCGTATATGATGAAAAAACTAAACAACAAGTCGGTACTGAAAAGGTCAAAGGTTTATTAGAAGGGCGAAAAGGATTGAATGTAGATGAAGGGTCAATCATTCTTAATCCGGGTAAGCACTCTCAAGAAACAGTACTTTATCTTCAAACCGCATGTAATTCAGTAGGTAGTGGTGGAAATGTATTAACTAAACCTATGAAGGGAGATATAGTTAAATGTGAATCTTTGGTTTCACTTTGGATTACTACATACCCACCAAAGGGTGTTAAAGAATATGTACTCACTAAAGGTATTTTTCAGCGTGTATTACTCTATTGGTCGCATTGGGATATGGATATGCGACAAGAAGTGAGTAATAGAAGACTTGGAACATTTTGGAAGAAACCGATAATAACAGATATAACTAAAGAAGATATATATGACTACTTCAAAAATACAGAAAAGAGAGTAAGAGATAGACTACTTAACTTCGCAGAAATATCATTTACAGTATGGACAGAAATGAGTCGTGATGAACAAGAAGAGATAGCACAGGCGCATATGTGGGAAATGTTTAGTGCTGATGATGACTATGAAACTGCTCTCTATCAAGCATCCGATGAGATATTTGATTTGCTAAGAAACATGTCAGCCGGTATGTCCGAGATTGTAGCATCTTTCACTCCGGCGGTAGAAAATTATCTCGGTATTATTTCCCTCCATATGGCGGTATTAGATAAGAAATGGAAGATTACTGCTAAACATGTAGATATGGCTTTTGATATACTTCTTGACTTATTCAAGAATCTTATATCTTGGTTGGAAGATTCAGTTGAGATTGGTGGTAATAAAAGTAAGGAAGGTAAAATCCATGAAGATATGCTCAAAGCATACAATGATTGTACAAGTTATGAAGTTGAAGGTCATGGTGATGGTTGGAGAAGGCAAGCATCATTAGAGCAACTTTACATGGGTAATGTAGGTGTATCTAAAAGCACAGTAAGAAGGCACTTCAAAGATTATGCAGGTAAATTGTTTAATCGTAAAAAGAGTAGTGGAAGGGTTTATTTCCGTAGAAAAGGTGCGAGTACCAATGAGTGATATATTAGCATTAGATATTGAAACAAGTAATTATTCTTGGGAGATAGGTGGTTGGGATAAAACGGCTTCATTTGACCCCTCGGTAGTTGCTACTTGGGATGGCGATGTTGGTACTATATATTGTAATAAAAGTTTAGATATAGATGCCACAGTAAAGGCATTACACCCTCGTACACTTGGAGAAGACTTAGCAGACCATGTAGAGAAGGGTGGTAAAATCATAGGCCATAACATAAAAGGATTTGATTTACCCGTACTTCGTGATTCTCTTGATTGCTATACTGCCGGTGACTTATTAGGTAAGGCTGAAAGTATTATTGATACTAAGCATCTTGTTCAAAAGGCCGCATCAAGTGTCGGTAAGATAGATACATCATTAGGAATACTCACAAAGACCACTTTAGAGGACAATAAGTTAATGAACAGTGAGGATGCCCCTATAGCATGGAGGGCAGGGCAGTACGACGATGTAGCGAAGTATTGTCTAAGTGATGCTCAACTTACATTTGATTTGTATAATTTTGGTAAAAGTGAGGGTTATATCAAATCGAGAAATTTAGAAACAGGCGAAATAAGTAAAATAGAGGTTGATTGGTAATGACAGAAATTGGAGAAAGTAAGAAAAGTAAGGCACAAATACATAATATAAGAGCAGCAAAAACAGTAGCGGAAACTGTAAAATCTACTCTTGGACCTATGGGAATGGATAAATTAATGTTAGATGGACATGGAAATGTAATAGTCACCAATGACGGTGCTACTATATTGCGTGAACTTGATGTATCGCATCCCGGTGGTAAGATGATTGTTGAAGTCGCTAAGACCCAAGAAAGCCTATGTTATGACGGTACTACAAGTACGGTTATTCTTGCAGGGCAATTGTTGGCTAATAGCGAAGCATTGTTTGAGCGTGGTCTACACCCGAATGTAATATGTCGTGGTTATCATGAGGCTACTCAAATGGCTATAAAATACCTTAACGATGAAATTTCTTTATCTAATAAGAAAAGAGATACATTGGTATCAGTTGCTAAAACGGCTATTACGGGTAAGACATTAGAGAATGCTATTGATACCGTAGCAGAATTATGCGTATCAGCAGTAGAGAAAGCGGGTGATGCAGAAAGCGTAAAAGTAGTATCATTCCCCGGTGGTTCACTTGAGGACTCATACCTTTACAATGGGAGTATTGTAAACAAGGATTATGTATTAGATGGTGAAGATAACTACAGTAATCTATTACTCATTAACACAGGTCTTGAGAATGAAAAGAATGAAGATAATATTCAAGTTCAACTTGATGCAAAGTCATTTCAGTCTTACAAAGCGTCGGGTAAAACAACATTAATTTCACTCGCAAAGAACATAGTTGAAGCATTACCCAAAGGTGGTGTAGTGTTTGTTCGTGATGCAGTAAACGACCATGTATGTGCGTATCTAAAGAAGAATGGTATTATGGTAGTACGCCGTGTACCCGAATCATCTCTTAGAGCATTAGCGAGAATTACAGGTGCGACTATATATCAAACACCGGATGAAATAGAAGAATCTTCCATAGCATCAATTAAGCGTGAAAAGCATAATGATGTATGGTATCTGTTTGTTGAAAGTGATAATGAACATAATGAAGCAACACTAATTCTTCGTGGTGCAACAAGTCATACACTTGAAGAAGTAGAGAGAGGATTCGATGATGCACTCGGTGTAGTATCTTTAGTGTTAAAGAACAAGAACTTCGTTATTGGTGGTGGTATTGCATATGCTCGTATGGCATCTCATTTGAGGCAACACGCCGCACAGATAGGTGGTAGAGCGCAGATGGCTATAGAAGCCTTTGCAGACGCATTAGAAGTCATACCTGCCACTATATCCGAGAATGCCGGACATGACCCATTAGATACCATACTCGCTATGAGACATGAGATACTTAGAGGTAATGTCAATTTTGGACCGAATGTAGAAGATGGCGGAGTAAAGGACTTAGCATCTATGGGTGTCTTTGAGCCTACTGAACTTGTCCGTCAAGCAGTATTGAGTGCAAGTGAAGTCACTAACTCTATTCTAAGGATAGACGACATAGTAGCAAGAAGACCGTTGGAGTAAGCATGGGTCGCTTGATTGACAGGCTTAAAGTAAAGTGTAGGGCTTGTAGCCATAAACACATAGCACGAAGAATTACTGCTCGTTATCTCGATGGTGAGCGTGAGCGTTTCACTTTACTTCAATGTAAAGAATGCGGTCACTTTTGGCAAGACTCGGCTATGAAATAAAAATAACAGTGAAAGTATTATGAGAATAATTTTTATTACTATTTTTTGATTAGCCCTATTCACAGTAAACGAACAAAGGTTGGGTCGGTGGCATGGCTTACTGTGCATACAAATTTACCATACCCACCATCAGCGTCAGCAGTATCACCTATTGCTGATGTAGTGGAGTTAGTTAGAGCGAATGTACCTGTATTAGAACCATGAGTATTCTTTATCTCGATTATATATCCCGCAGGGAATGTGCCGCTTGTAGTAATAGTAAAACTCCCTCCCGGTGTAAGCACAAGCACATTAGCATCTGTAGATGTAAGGTCTATCGAAGTAGCAGTACTTGTAAGCACTCTATCGAATACTGAACGGCTATATCTCGCTGCATGAGTACCGCTAAAGTATAGTACATCTTTTGTACTATCTCCCGCTACAGTACTACCTATTTGACCACCACGACCCATCCACATACCACCTAATCTCGATGCGGAGAAATTACCCCCTGCATTACCCGCCATAGTTGCATCTAGGTCAGTATGGGAGTCTACGGCATCAGTAGCACCTACTCCGCCATCTACTACAGGAGTGAAGTAGATAGGTGTAGGTCTTACGAATACACGCTTATCATTTACCTCCGCTATATTGACATTTAAATCTCCCCCTCCGGCATTGTAAGTCACTCTTAAAGTACACAAAACTACGCTTTTTAGGTTATCAGTAGCACCACCTCCGTTATTTAAAAATGCATTCGGAGTGACAGGGTAAACATTTGTTCCTGTTAAAACTGCATTACCTACTTCCATTTTTACATGATTAGTAGCAGAATTTCCACAAGCATAAACCACTACTAATGCTTCTTGACCCGATGATAACGCAGTATTATTTCCTTCTGTAGCCGCCGCCGTTATAGTGTATGTAGTGCTACTTCCAAAACCACCTGCAAATGTATATACTAATCCGTCTAATATTACATTACCACCTGCTACGGTGAATGTATTATTACCTGTTCTCTCACAGATACCGGGTAGATTTTCCGGTTGGTATCTTGTACCTGCGGAATAAGCCGTATCTTCTTCTAATATGATACCGTTACCTTGTACCCCTTCAAGGAGGTTTGTGAGAGTAGGAGAAGTAATATGGTCACCATCAGCCAAACCGTCTACAGGTTGCGCCGTACCACTAAGTGTCATGTTATGATTTGTATGCCCCGATATTTGATTCCCTACCATTATATCACCTCTATGCTGATTTCTATTTTTACTTCATTTTGAGTAGTCTTAACTATAGGTCTAGTATTATATCTCGCTAATGCTGAAAAACCTGTACTTGTTTGACTCATTACAACTACTTCTTTGATGGTGTCTGTGAATGCTTCGCTAATAGGTAAACTCGCTTCAATGAGTATAGTAGTTTCATCTACTTGAGTTACTATAGGTGTTAAAGTAATAGCAGGTCTACCGGCACTACCATCATCATTAGTGGCAGGTGTACCATCAAAACCGAGTACTACCGAAGTTATTTGAGACATGATGGAACTGATTAAAGATTTTTTTATAAAATTAGATATTGCCATTTAGTACCCCCCTTCTACTTCTTGAGATTTATTCATCCCTATAGGTAAACCACTCTTCCCTATTCGCCCTCTTGTGTTATTTCCTTTAACACCTCCTATGAGAAATGCCGTAGTGGAAACCCCCCTTTCTGTAAATCTTAATACAGTTCTAATTTGTAATCTTCCGAACATAGCAATATTTTCTTTTAGATTTTGAATAAAATTAGAAGGGTTAGTTTGATTATCTTCCATAGCCAATGTTTCATTGATACCTTGTAATACACCCTCTATACCTGTATCTACAGTAAGTAATACTATGTCGCTTTTCTTCTCTATAGGGTAATGAGTAATTTCTGTTACAATATGTTGAGTACCCCCATAATCAATAGTCATACCGGGTCTTAAATCTGTTATGTTAATGTGTCCTTCACTCACTACAGTACCACTCTCTAAATTGTTAGCACGAAGTATTTGTCTACCAACTCTTCTTGCTGAATTAGTATCATTAACAGTAGCATCGAGAATAGTATCACCTTCTATTACTTCCCCATTAGTTCCACTTTGTCTTTCCGTGTCATCTAAAGTAACAGTAACAGAATCGTTTAAGGCAATAGGTATACCTTTGATGGTTATTCTGTTTGGTATATTTTCTATTGCATCATTAGAACCCATACCTGTTTTAAGATTAGGGTCTACAAATCTATTAGATTCAGTAAAACTTATTGGTACATATAACATATTACCAAATCTATCTAACATTACCATACGGGTATCGTGTCTTCCTAAGAATCGTAAAGCCGTCATTATATTTATATTGTTAAAATCTTTAGCGACAAATCTTATTGAATGCTTTTTATCACTTTTATTTTTAATATTAGTTTTAGATATGTTCATACTCGTTAAACTACTATTGGAAATTTTCTCTCCAATTTTAATTGCTAAATCTGTAGTTCTAAAACCTACATCAACTAATTGACCTAATCTAACTTCCTTGTCCGTGAATCCTATACCTTTGAGTGATGTGTTTTTCATGTTAGGTAAATTAATTATATTCCCATCTATAGTTGATGATACTAATTTTTGAGTTGGGTCATTAGGATTGTATAGCAATTTTGGTTTGTTTGTGTTTGAAATAACTTCATCGTTAAAGAAAGGAACATTAATACTAGAATGACCATCTCCACCTTTGTAATTTATTTGTAAATACGATTCCCCTTCAATTATACTATAGGTAGTATCGGGCATAATTTGAAATGTATATGGTGAAGTGGTAAGATACCCTGTATATCCATCGAATGTAGTCGCATCTTTTTTTGCTAATGCAACATGAACTGCATTGTCTACAAATACAGGTTTACGGATATGTTTCATAATATTAGAAACTTCTTCAAACCTACCGTCATTAGAATTTTTAATTAAACGCCCCACTTAATCAACTCCCGTCACCTGTATGGTCACCCTTGTTAAACGACACATCACCCTTATGTCCTTTAGGATGAAGTGATTGACTAAATCTAGGCTCTACTGTGAAATCTTTTCTTGATATTTTAGTACCATCTTCAACTTCTGTTCTTCTTCTACTCGCATCTGCTCTATAGTGTTGTAAAGTATTTTCACTCATAATAACTCTTGAGACATTATTATTTAAAGAAGGTATAGTTTTTGCGACATCTTCATAATTCATGCTTACATTAGCATCATGAATTTCTAAATTTTCATTGGTTGAACTTGTTAATGGCATATGTAGACCACCTACATTTGCGTTATATGTTACAGGTGCATAAGGTGGATTAGTATCGGGATTAGTTGCTCTAATATAGA